AACTGCTTTTCAATGCATGCAATCTCTGCTGCCGTCTCCTCAAGTATGCTAGCAATCTCTGCGCCACCTTTGTCTGACATATTCTCTGTTAATGCATTGATGCCATTCAATCTTAATTCTAAATTCCATAATCTTTGCTTTGCAGCTTCTCTTTGGTCTCTTGTCATTGTCTCTCTTTTTTTAGGGTTATTACATGTTTAATATTATGTTCAATGCTTGTTCCGACTCCTTTAGTTTTATGTCCGGTTTAATACCCAATGATTCCATCAAGTCAGATACTGCTACAAATCTGATACGAGCTCTATCAGTTAATGCGTCTTTCCATCCATACTCGCTATCATACTCTTTAAGCTTTAAAAATTCTTGAGCTTCAATTAATTGGATTGCGGCAATCATTTCTTTCTTTGTCATGTTCTCTTTTTTTAGGGTTATTATTTACGCTTACGTGTTAATGATGCTACTGCATCCAATGTCTCTGCTAATTGCATATCAACAAAGTCTCGGGTAAATAATGGAGTCTTACCTTGTGCTTCTAGTTCCGCAATTGACACTTTTAATTCTCTTGCCCAGCTTACTAATCCGGACGTAATAATCATTTTTTGATACTCATTTAATTTTGTCATTTACTCTCAATTTAAATTATGCTTAGGGCCTTTCCCTTTCTGCTTATATAAAGATAAGGTATATAAAGTTAGGATCCTAATCTTTTGCCAACTTTGTTTGAACAATTTTACAGTAGGAAACCGACGCCTTTCGACGCCGGTCCCTTCATATTGAGAGATATGATTTACTATGCTTCGATGATTTGGTCCGCTATCATCATTTTAGGATTATCAAAGCCCATTGCACATATGCGTGCTGCTTTAATAAAGCTGCGGAGGTTAACATCTAATCCATTAAACTCGGCATTCAATTCTTTCATTAATTGCAATGCTTGCTCCTTTGCTACAATTGGTATGCGTGTCTCCATATTGGGCATCAATTGCTCGATCCTGGTAAACATTTGATCCTGCGTCATATCAATGTCGGCTACAAAGCTTCTGCTACGTATCGCCTCATCTAATTTGCTTTGGTCAATATTGCTAATGAATATGATCCTACCCGTAAACTCAAAATGACGTGGTATCTCTGCACCATATGTATCCTTAAGCGACTTTGAGGTAATGTAACTAATCTTTCTGCTGTCATAGCTGTCAAGTGCTCCTTTAAGTATATTGACTGCATCATCGTCTTTAAACACTGAATCACAATCATCCAACACAATTATCTTGTCACTATTCTCATACAGGGTAATAAACAAACCTGCCGGAGTGGCTCGGCCTTTAAAGTGGACAAAGTCGGTTGACTCTACTAAGCCCATATCTGATAAGGTTTGCTTTACTAGGTGAGTCTTACCCGTGCCGGCTCCTCCGGTAACTACTAAGCTCGGTTGAATACCTCTGCCTACCATCTTTGTTAATCTTGCTAAGTTGGTAAACATTTCTTGTGGGTCACGTGCCTCTCTGACTGTCATAAAAGACAATTTGATTGGAGCTGCCGTTTTGACTGATACTCCTGCTTCTACTCCCGGCATTCGGGTTACTCTACCATTTGTGGCTACAAACAATACTTCCCGGTTCTTTTCGGCGTTACGCAATTGGATATCTCTTATAAGACCTTTTGCAGCAATCTCGCCACTCTTAACATTCTTCCCGAATAATTTGCCTTTAATTCGGACAGGCTCAAACACATTCATCATACTCTCTCAGGGTTTAATTGGTTAACTAAATAATAACTCTTATTACTTATACTTAAAGATAAGGATTATAATGTTAGGATCCTAATCTTTTGGTAACTTTTTTTAAACTTTGTTTAGCTAAAAAAGCCGCCGGCGATTAGAACCCAAAGTGTAATTCCAGCGTTCAATAATGATACAAATAGGTTATGTGTACCGGTTCGTGGCCTACCATGCAAATATGCATTAATTAATAAATTAATTGCTAATAGTACGATTAAAATAATTTGTGGTGTTCCCATAGTCTCTCGTTTTTTACGTCCTTAAGGGCCGACACTTCTGCCGACCCACGGGACTCATATTGAGAGATATGATTTACTCTTCAGACTCATCTTCGTCAGCCTCATTTGTATCTGCTGCTAACACTGCTTGAACCAATTCTTCATCTTGTTGCTCCTTAATAAACTCGTCTAAGCAGGCAGTAACATGTTCTATAATTTCTGACACATTAACATCCGCTCTGGACAATTCAAGTCGGTTGTCATAGCTTATTTCAAATTCTGCACTATCACAATCAACCAAATCAGATGAATTGTAATCCAATGTTCTTTCAATCCGGTTGGCAATCTCCTCAGCTAACTCTTGTGTCAGGCCGGCTTTCTGCTCTGATTCTAATTGCTGGATAAGTGCAATTACTTTGTCAATGTCAACTTGCGTTGATAATACTTTTACTCCCTCTAACTGCGCAATCAATTGTTCTTTTTTCATTCTCTCTTTTTTTAGTTTCGGCAACATTGCCTTTTTAATTATAATTAAAGATAAGGATTATAATGATAGGATCCTAATTTTTTGGTAACTTTGTTTGAAAAAGTTATTCACAATTTTAATCTGCAAAATCTCCATTGATGAACAATAAAGATTCGCCTTCCGGCATTCCTTCTACATCAACATTGAGGCATCCGTCATTGGCATCGAATATATTGTCCTGGTCCAGGATCGTTGTGAAAACGCCATTGTGGTCCATTAACTCTAAGAATGATTTGGCGCTAAGTTTGCACGCTGCTTTGATAATTTGATTTCTTGTCATTGTCTCTCTTTTTAATTGTTTTGGGAATATTCCCTTCTTATTATTAATATAAAGATAAGGATAATAAAGTTAGGATCCTAATCTTTTTGCTGAAATGTTTCAACTTTGTTTTGAACTTATTACTTGGTTGGTTGGCACACTAGTGTCAAAAAAGCTTTCATAACCTCGTTGCACATCTTCGAAGCATGCTAATGTTACTCCTTCATTTTCTTGCGCAAACCCGGTAAATACTAAATGATCATATCCTTCCGTATTGAACTGCGTAGTTACTATATACTCTTGGCCTATTACTAATAATTCTAATCCTTGCATATCTCTCAATTTAAATTAGAGACCATTCCCTAATTGCTTATAATAAAGATAAGGTTTATAAAGTTAGGATCCTAATTTTTTGGTAACTTTGTTTGCATTTTAATAAACTTTTTTTAAGCCTAATTGAGCAGCAACATAATTGACGTGCTTGGTAGTTGTCTGACTCCAGGTACCTAATATCCTTAAGGTATCACCGTCGACGGTTGCGACATGAGTCGCATAGCTAATAACTCGGTCATCTACTAATTTAAGATTTGCTTGATAACGATCAAATTTTTTCATGGTCTTTTTTATTTGAATTTAAACTTGTCTAACTCTGCTTCTACTTCGGCCAATGCCGATCCTACCTCATCGCTTTGCTGGAATATATCAAATAGTTCCATTGCTTGTCTTAAGGCTTTCACTTTTGCTTCTAGGGCTTTCAATTCTGGTTTCATACTCTCAACTATTTAGTTTAACATAAATACATGCATCTATCGCTAGACACGCTACACACACTATTGCTGCAAATTTATTGCTAGCTTCAATTAGTGCCGCTAATTCTTTTGGGGACATTCCTTTCTGATTCATTTGCTTATTAATTTAAGGATTAATACTACACTAAACAATAAACTTACATACACACATGTTCCTAACATATTCTCTCTTTTTTAAATTAAGGTGCATTCCCTAACTTCCTTATATAAAGATAAGGTTTATAAAGTTAGGATCCTAATCTTTTTGCAGAAAAGTTTCAGAAATGTTACAGGTATTGTTCCAACAATTTTATGCCGGGAACCTTAGCTAAATCGATCTCTGCCTGACGAACCAACTGTCGGGCACGCTCATTTGTGATTCCCATCTCCTCACCTATTTGTTCCATGCTTTGGGCATATTCAAATCCTAGCCCATAATTGCGACGCAATGCTTCTTCTTGTCTAGGCTTCAATTGCGATAAGGTCCTATCAATGTCAAACATCATATCGGCCTGCTCTCTGTTGCTTCTGACAGGATCTGCTGCTAAGAATCGATCCGCATATGTTTCTGCATTCTCTGAATCGCCTACTGGTGTTGATATGCTTTTGGTACCATACTCTTCGGTAGCGGTCCTATGCGATGGGATACGCACCGTACGGGATAAATCATTTAAGGCCTTTTGTATCTCGGCTCTGATATACCATACTGCAAAGGTAATGAATTTGACATTGCGTTCTGCATCAAATCGCTCAGCGGCTTCAAACAATCCTACATTTGCAAATCCTATCAAATCCTCAAGTTCTAAACCCATTCCCTGATATTGTCGGGCTACCTGGATCGCAAATCTTAAATTGCTTTCTACTAGGCGGTTGCGCGAAGGAATATCTCCAGCGCTGGACTTTACTGCCATTTCCTTTTCTTGTTCTCGGGACAGCAATGATCCTGATTTTTTAATTTCCTGCACATATCGTCTTGTGCTTGCAACGTCGGTAACAATTGCACCATTTCCTACATGAATCTTTTTTCTCATAACTCTCTTTGGTTTTATAACTATTAATTTAATACTTAAAGATAAGGTTTATAAAGTTAGGATCCTAATCTTTTGGTAACTTTTTTTAAACTTTTTTTATCTTCATACAATAGCATATCGACTACATCCCGGACTTGAAGCTCCACTTCTTCTTCTAGTCCCGCGCCAAATCGACCCTGAGCTATTAGCTCTTTAACATACTGTATTGTTGCCGATGTAAATTGTTGTTGTGATGTCTTTTCCATGATCCTTTTTTAATATTAAATTTCTCCGTTAACGGGATTCTACGATTGTTACAATTGAAATTATCAATGCTACAACTACTACCGCGCCTAACGCAGCTGCTAAGACTAGTTGCAGGATGGCGCATATCATCTTAAGATATGCGGTGTTTCCAATAAAGCACGAGCTTCTCTATAAATGCGCTGACGTTCTGCCTCGCGCATTCCGGCTCTTACAATTGCATTAAGTTCTTGTGGCTTACGAGCATCTGCGCTCAATTTACCCATACATGCATCTTGCTGGAAAAATGCGGAATTCTTTTTGATGTTTGCCATTCTCTCTTTTTTTAGGTCGGGAACCATTTCCCTTTTTATTTAATTAAAGATAAGGTATATAATGATAGAAACCTAATCTTTTAGCAACTTTGTTTGAAAAGTTATTCACAATTTGGTTTTAATATCCGCGTTTAATTATTGCTCGTACCTCAGCTACCAATTCTTTTGCTTCTGTCTTAACCGTTGTTGGAATTGCTCCCGGATGATGCGTCTTAAAGAATTTAATGATGTTGGGTACATTTAACATGCCGGCATTAATTAATTCTACAATTTCTGCTCTGATCTGTGTTGTTGATAATGCGTTCATTTTTCGATTTTTTTAATTAAAAATAATAACTGGTCTGCTACTTCTTTGGCAATAATGCCTTCGTCAATCAATTCCTGAATATAAACTTTAACGTTTTTCATATCTCTTATTTTTGTTTTCTTTGACCCAATTTACGTATACTGTAATCGACGGTGATGGTTGTAACTGCAACCTCATTCTCAAAGTCATACTTGTCAAATGCAAACGCGCCTTCTTGTGTGTATCGCTGAATGGTGCCTCCGGATTGCAACGTATCAAATGTTACTTCATCCACCGTAACTACGTCGCCTATTCGGTAATGCACTGCTTTTCTTTCATAGCCTGCATCTTCCAGGATTTCATTTTTGACTGTCAACTTAAATTCCTTGTGTGTCATAACTCTCTTTTTTTAGTTCGGGAAACATCTCCCTTTTTAATTTTAATAAAGATAAGGTATATAATGTTAGGATCCTAATTTTTTAGGAGAAAAGTTTTGAAAATGTTTCGGCTTGCTTTAAGCATTCAAATTTGCCGGAATCATTCTTTCCCCATATTTCAGCTTTGCCGGAATGACCACATTTGGGAATTACTGTGAATAAAACTCCGTTCTCATCACATATGCGGAAATCATCATATAATGGTCCATTCACCGGACAATTATTTTTAAAGAACACATATGTATCTAAGATGTCAACTCGAGTCGATTCAATGAACTTTTTCACCTTAGGGAATAATATGTTTGCTTTGCGCTCTAATGCTGAATCTTTGCAAAACCAATCATAAAAGTTAAAACAATCATTTTGATCTCCTTCGCTGTCAATTATTCTTCCTGACGCAAATGCATTCAACTGTTCTGCTAAACTTACTTTTTTCATAACTCTCTCAATTTATAACATGTTGTGGGAATATTCCCTTCTTATTAATAATATTAAAGATAAGGTATATAATGTTAGGATCCTAATTTTTTTGCAACTTTGTTTGAACTTTTTTCAACTTGAAAAAACAGCCCGTCATATAAAGATAAGTATAATAATGATAGGATCCTAATCTTTTCGAAACTTTTTTCAAACAAAGTTAAGGGAATTATAACCGACTATTTCTATTCGCTCTAGAGCATTTATGGCAGACTCACCTCGGTTTATTTTGTTAACTTCCCTTTAACTTTGTTTTGAAGTCGGGACAGGATTTGAACCTGCATGGTGGAGACTATTATTCGATCTTATACACTCCACCTTATCTTCCTTCGACAGCGTTACCATTCCGCCTCCCGACTCGAGGTTGCTGGCTAATTAAAGCCAACAAACCCGGTATCTAATTTTATGTCTAATTCCTCTACTAATTCTTTTAATTGGTATAATGGCATATCTTCTAACGTGGTACCAACTTCCTCTGCAACCTCTCCAATGCTCTGGTTTGAATATGAATAATATGTAATGGCTTTCTGAATTTTAATCATATCCTCACTAGCTGCATCCCACTGCATATCAATAAATTCATTGCCTAAATCATCTTCATCAACAAACTCTGCTTCTGCTGCATCATAAGCCGCAACCCATAATGCGTGAACCTTTGCCTTAACAACATCTGCCAATGCCTCATTGTGATCATACATTGCCGTGCTCCATGGCTTAACAATCTCAATTCCAAATTCTACTTTTGCTTCTTTTTTCATAATCTCTCTCTTTTAAATTTTAAATTAAGGTCTCTCCCTAATTCCTATAATATAAAGATAAGGAATAAATCAATGCGATCCTAATCTTTTTGCAGAAATGTTTGAAAAATGTTTGCCAAGTTATACACAGCAAATTGTGAATAACCTGTGAATAAAAGAAAACCCGGGAGTAAGAGAGCAACCCGGGTTCGTCGTGACAGCTAGGATAAGAGAGTAACCTGCTGCCTTGTATATTGCGATCCGTTGCCGATCCGCCGGGTGCGTCTTTCGAGCGCGTTGTTCCCGGACCCTGTCGACTATCCGATCAATGTGTCAATCAATACCCATATCAATGCTAGTGACACTACTGTATATAATACAGCGGCCGATATCAATAAATGTATTGCTGTAATTCTAGTCATTATAATGCCGTTATTAAATTATAGGCTGCTACTAATAAAGCTACAACCAACGTTAAGATTGCTACCATTATAAAATCCATTCTTTTCATAACATATAATATGATAAATAAATGCTTATTCCAACCGCAGCCGTAGAAATGTTTCGATATCTACTTAAAGCAACGGTTGAACCTAAAAATAGACTAAAACCTCGAGGCCCAATCATTCTAAAAATAGGGTCTCTGTATAGCTAGTAAACCGAATCGAATCCGTTCTTAAGGTGCTAAAAATGAGGTTGTTTCTAAAACCGAATTGGATGAATGCATCTAAAAATAACGGCTTATGCACTAAAAATAGCCTAAAAATAACATACAGCTCACACGTTGGACTAAAAATAGAACCATTTCGTCTAAAAATAACACGTGCACATACACTATATATAGAGCGCACATTGGACTAAAAATAGATCGCCTATAGGTACTGGATATCCATTCGTCTAAAAATAGATCTGGCGGTTTCGTCTAAAAATAGGGGATATTGGTCTAAAAATAGCCTGATTCCATGGCCTCCCTCTTCACCCTCTTAGTTCGTGTTTAAGAACATCTAGGCGCGTATGGGCTTTAGATACATGAGGATGTCTGATAAAGAGTCTATGCCCCGCGTAAACAATACGCAGATGCCGTAAGAAAGGTAACCATGCCTATACCTCAATACTAGACACTGAATATATATTACATGTGGAACCACGAATCTGTTTAATAGGCAATATTGGACTAAAAATAGAATACCCATTTAAAACAATAGACACCAGGCATAAGCTGAACCGGCATACAATTAAATACTGATATTACATGTATACCTAATACTTGATGCATATGTATGTGTATCTCTTATACTTGCATATGCATATGTGTTTGTATTCGTTGCGTGCCAAGTATTTGTCTGCAGTATCCGTTAACATTGCATTGCTACGGATACTAATTAGTTTGGGAATTCTTTTTATATTGTTGTATCCAAAGATTATACTTGCCTTCGGTAGGTTCATCTAATTGAGCAAGACAATAAGCATTATATGCAATAGTTCTTATCTCATCATAACTATAACTTTGATTCTTCTCTATTTCTTTAGCTTGTTCAATTATTTCAATCATTATTTGTCTTTTAGATTTTATTTGCTCTTCACTGCAATAAGTACCAATAAATCCTTCATAATGAAATCTACCAATCAACCATTCTACTGCTGTTTTCATTGTTCTGATTTATAGGTTTCGTTGTAGTATTGTTCAGCATCTAATTTACACTCTATTCCATCAGGCACATTTGATTTCCAACATTCTACAAATGCATCTTTCATCTGCTCCTTTTCCATTTCTTTGGCTTGATTAAGTATTAAATCTAAATAATATTTATACTCAGATATTTCAATTTCATTTATTTCTAATTGATTAAATAGATGTGCTTGTTGTTCTTCCAACCATTCTACTGCTGTTTGTTTCATCTTATTCTGATTTAAAGGTTTCATTGTAGTATTGCTCAGGATTATATAAATCTCCCTTACCACCTCCTATAACATAGCCAAATGTGTGTGCTTCAGTAATCTGCTCCTTCTCCATTTCTTTGGCTTGTTCAATCAATTCAGAAGTTATAACTCCATTAAAGATAAAATCTCCTTTGACATGAGCTCCTCTTAATTCTTCTATCAACCATTCTACTGCTGTCATCTTATTCTGATTTAAAGGTTTCGTTGTAGTATCTATCACCATCTCCATCACAATGTGGCTCACCATTAAAAGCATCCATTATCTGCTCCTTCTCCATTTCTTTTGCTTGTTCAATAAAATAATCTGCATTAAATAATTCATCTAATTTCATTTGCTCAACCAACCATTCTACTGCTGTTTGTTTCATATCTTTTTTATTTAATTAAACTGTCCCATATATTAGCTAAATTTGTGACAAATAGGTATTAATAGCTAACATATTAGTTACATTCCATTTTTTATCATGTTTAATACTTCTTGTCTTTCTTCATCTGTTAGTTTAACAGGTAGCTCATACTCATCATTGTTCTCCAACCTGCACTGCTCAACCTCTTCCCATAATGACTTAACATCATAACATATTGGTTCTCCGTCATTAGTAGTTGCTTGGTCAATTGTTCCAACAGGGTCTCTCTCATATAGATACCAATAAATCCAATCTGTTCCCTCCTTACCATAGTACACCTCTAATAAAATGTTTATCACTGAGGTATAATTATCTGAGAAATTAATAGTGTCTATATCTAATACATACAATGCATGTTCCTTGTCTGATTGTTTCCTAAGTCTATTTAGGATTTCTGTAAATACTTCTAGTTTCATAATTTTTCTGTTAAATAGCCGATCCATGATCCTAATTGCCAACATCCTATTAGATACATTATGGGATTGGGTATTAGTATTAAACATAGTATCAGCGCTGTAAATGCTGTGATATGTATTGCAATTGTTCGTTGATTCATACTAGTTTATTTAAACCATTTATTAAATACAGTAACATTTGTTTCAATTGTCTTGGATTTATTTTTTTTCTTGTTTGCCGTAACGGTAATTGGAATGTCTGTTACCGGTTGAGTTGTTTCCCTAAGTGGCCTAATAACTTGAACTTGTTTATCAAAATTCAAATTAGGTTTTATTGCTTTAAGTGATGGGTGCATTAATTTAATCCTTTAACCATATTTTCAATTGCAATGATTGATTGTAAATCATCACATGTATCTTTATCATCCCGTAACTGTTTAAATACCGGGTGCAACAATGAATAGTTGCCATCTGAATCTTTTGACAATCCAGAGCATTTGCATTCCAATATGGTTCCTAGCAGTTGTTGCTGATTGTCGGTAACATGTTGCATCATTGCTTCATTGATTCCTGTTGGACGAGTAACAACTTTGCCATCACTTGATTCAGCATTGACTGATGATATTACATTGATATTCTTTCCGGTGCCATAATTAAAACCTGTAATGCGAAGATCCACATCCATTTCAAGTTTCATTTTAATTTGCCAATTTGGTTTTCCATCTTTCCAACCACCGTCGATTGCTTTAAGGATAGTTCCTTCTTGCCCGTCAGCTAATGCTTTTTGAAAATGTTTGATTGCTTCTTCATAGTTAGCAACCGTTTGCATTTTAACTGCAGATATCATTGTAGGTTGTAACCTATTCAATAACATTGAATAATTAGCTACTCTATCCTCATAAGGCACAAATGATTTTTGATCAAAGTATTCATCCGTTGTAATCATATCCCAAACAGTGAATCGAATTGATTGTAATGCTGATGCAAAATCTCCATGTTTTTGTTGGAACTTGGCAATATGTTTTAATGTCTCATCCGATCCTCGCGATTCCTTTTTGCTTAAGATGCTAATGATAGATGCAATAATTCCATTAGATTCATATCGTGATACGCCATCCATTGTTAATTCACCATTCAATACACAATCAGGAAATCTTGTTAATTCTTCTAGGAAAGTGGCTCCTGTTACTACGGTTGCTTCGCCTTGACGAGATTCTAATTCAACGTCACCGTTACGGATAATTGCATTGCAATAACGTCCATCCATTTTGATCTGCGAATAAGCACTTGTCCTGCCCACAAATATGGTACGTGCCTTCTTTTCATCAAATGAAATTGCTCCCATGTAAGGAGTGTCTTCAATGAGGCCTTTAAATATTTTGTTGATGTTTGTTGTACCCATTCCTAGGCGACAATCCTTTTCGATGATGCGCTCAATGATGTAGGCATCATCTGCAGTTAATGATTCACATATGTTAATTAACTCAGCAATTGCTGCATGACCTGTTACTAGTCGATCTGATAATCTAGTTAATGATTTGCATGCATCTTCTAGAGTTGATGCGGCTGTATTGCTACTAGTATATGTAGGAATTTGTTTGATATAAAATTTAACACGCTTTGAATTAGCCAAGTATAATACTTGTTTTAAGAGCATGTTGCCTTTATACTTGTCCAAGATAACCATTTTTTGATTGGTACCTGGCTCATTTGTTATTTCGTCAAATATTTGCTTAATTGTCATACATTATAATAAGAAATTCATATATAATATCCAACCAAATTAATCAATTTGTTGCATATACATGTTCATATGATTCAATTGAAATTGCATCTAAATCAGCAAATCGTGTTGCATCATATCCTACCCACCGTAAACCCATTGTGGTGGTTCCTTCATTTTTTATGCCTTTAAGGATAAACACGCGTTGCTCAAAATTATTAACAAATTCTTCAAGTATCTGATATTCTCGTCCATTAACAACTTCAGCTCCTTCCGGGAGCTTTCTATCATTGATACAAACTACTGTTTTCATCAATCCTTTTTTAAGATTTCATCAATCATATCAACATATGCTAATATTGCCGGCAACAATATTGTGAATCCGGTTATACCAGACAGGATAGATAAAAAATCAAATTCGGTTGTTAAATATACCGATATTAGTTTTACTCCAATTGCAACTATAGTAAGTGCTATTAATTCTTTGCCAATTTGCTTTAACTTTTTCATAATCATTTTTCTTTAATATTCATTAACCAATCTTTAACCAACATTTATCAATTAAATGTTTAATAAATGATCTAAATTCCTTTAAGCCTTGTTCATCAAACATTTTATTTGCTTCTTCCATACTTTCCGAACTTCCTTCTAAAACACCAAGAAACCAATGTGGATTGTCTAGGTTTTCAATAACCCAATCCGCTCTATTTGCAGGTCGTTTATCTGTTACTTCAATCCATGGATCGCCGTAAACATCTTTAACAAGTACTGCATCATCTTTTAATAATATTGATGCTTCAAAACACCAATTGTTTGGCTCATAAATACAACTCAAACAATTTGTAATATTTAGCATATCAATTTCTAATACTGGAAGTGGTGTTTCTTTAACATACCATATTCCATCTAGTTGGATTCTATCTTTCATGCTTTTGCAGACACTTTATCAGCTGTCTTTTTTTTGCTTTTTGTTTTAACTGGTGCCTCATTTACAACTGTCTTAGATTGTTCATACATCCAACGTGACACAATCAAATCTCTTTGGCTGCGGCTTCGGATGTTAGATTTGGATTGCACTAATGCATATTCATCATTAAGTGCTTCTGGACTTAATTCTGCAATTTCAAGTTGCGATGGTGTCATAAAATCTTTTGGATTGAATGAGTTTATCAATTGTTGTAAAAGTTCCTTTTGCTGATCTTCGGTTGTTGCTTCTGCTAATTGTGTGTCGTTCATTGTATTATTTAGTTTAAAAATTTATTATTAAATGCATTATAACCCATAATGTATACATTTGTAGCAATGTTGCAATAAAAGTAATTGATTCGGATTCAAATGTTATTTTCGGTTGATGCAAGCCATTAATTAATCTAATAAAGCATGTTATTGTTAATGGAGTTATAAACACTATTTTTTTAATTTTACAGAGTTTTTAATTTCATGATATACATGTAATTCAGATAAAAACGATTGATTATTTAATGGAGCTTTTTCTACAAACCCATCATGCTCAATAACTTGCCCATTAGGCATAATTGTTCTAGAAATACGTAGACCTTTTCTTCTAGGTAACGTTGGCTTACATAACAATCCTAGGTTACGCAATACTCGACACATTTTAAATTTAAAATTTCGTTTCATATCTTTTTTTTTATAAATTATATGAAAAATATTATTAAATCCAAAGAAATTATTTGATTAATTATGAAAACATTAAATATCCTAACGTAATTCCCGCTAGTAAATGTAGTATTGAGTAATAAATTATTCTGTTCATATTGTTTTAATTTGATAATTGTGCTTTAATATGTGGGTGTGATTGATAGTTACTTAGTTGTAAATCTGACTCAAGTAGACACTTGCAGAAGTTATCATTGCTGAAACCTTCAACCACTGCTACGGCGTCTATAGGGCTTACTCCACAACCTCCGGATTCAGTTGGCCACCACTCTGTGTTGATGTTTAAGGTTGGTAATGGATATGGTTCTCTTGTTAGTTGTTCTTTTGCTTGTTCAATATGATTCAAATACAAATGTGTATCACCTAAGTTACCAATCAATTCATCGGGTACCATATTAACTGCTTTAGCAATAATTTCAAGTAGTAGTCCATAAGATGCGATATTGAATGGTAAACCTAAGAATGCATCTGCTGAGCGTTGATTCCACATTAAAGAGATTGCTCTGGTTGGGATGTTTGCTTGGGTCAAAGATGTATCAATAGTATTTTCTATGGCATCTCCTAAGTTTACTTTTATAAATGGTACTTCTATTTTATTTTCAAACTTAGAGTTATAATCGTCCACTCTTTCTGCTCTACTCAACTCTCTTGTATAAACTTGAAATCCATAATGACAAGGTGGGAGAACCATTTGGTCTAATTCTCCAACATTCCAAGCTGAAACCATTAATCGTCTTGAGTCTGGGTTTGTTTTAAGGTCATTGATTAGATTTTGAATTTGGTCTATACCACCATACATTGGAGGTTCATAGTCACCGTATCTTTTTTTACTTCCCCAATCTCTCCATTGCTTACCATACACAGGGCCTAAATCACCCCACACTTTAGCCCAATCATGATCTGTTTTAATTAAATTAATAAATTCTTCTTTAGTATAAGCTGCTTCATGTTGAGTTTCGTTTAAGTAATTCTTATAAGCATCACCATCCCAAATATGACAATTATTATCAACAAGGTATTTGATGTTTGTATCACCACGCAAGAACCATATTAATTCTGTTGCGATAAGTCTGAATGGCATTTTCTTAGTTGTAAGCAATGGAAAACCATCTTTCATATTATGACGAATGGTATAACCAAAAATACTTTTAGTTCCTGTACCTGTTCGGTCTTGTTTTTCAACTCCGTAATCTAAAATAGATTGGAGTAAAGTTATATATTGTTTATCTAGGTTATCCATTGATAATATCTTTTAGTCGTTTAATTTCTGATATCACATCATCTCCCAATTCAATTTTGGACATCATGGTTAGATCTACTACTTGATTAGTTAGTAATTCAATTAATTCATCTCTAAATTTAATTTGTTTATGTTGTACTTGTGTATATTCATCAAGCATCCACTTTATCTTATCAAACTCGGTTCGAATGTCATCTTTTAGTCTATTTAATCGAGTATCTGCCGTTATTTTTTCTTCTCTATCTTTCATTAGTTCTTTACGTTTTTCAGGATGTCTCCACTTACCATAGTTATACCATTTATTCATATTTTTAATGTTTTTTTCTTCTTTTTTTTGAACATAAGCCATAGGTGATGGTAAATCACTATAATGACAATATGAATCTTTTTCGTTATTTTTTTTCATTTTCATTCCAAAAGTAAATTAACCATATCGTAAAAAGTACCCAAAACCCAAGTATAATGTTTGATATTATATTAATCATCTAAGTTTAAATTGTATTCATTTAATATATCTCTGATAGAGTCTCTTACTTTATCAGCCATGTCTTGTTCGGCTCCTGTAGCTTCTCTTCCATCAAAAGAACCATATTTTACTGCACTTCGAAGTAATTGATCTAATTCCCACATCGCATTCTTCCATTTAATACCATCCAATGCCATTCTTGCATCATTTTGTTCTTCAATAGAGTCAAACTCCAATATTATCTTTCCCATATGTTTTAATTATTTTTTAGTTTCCATAACTCGTAATTACTATTTTGTGTCTTAAATTTAATATAGTC